CGGATGGCACAGCGGAGAAACCATCGTTATAATCCGCGACCTGTTACAGGGCCTATAGCTCAGTTGGTCAGAGCAGAGGACTCATAATCCTTTGGTCCACGGTTCAAGTCCGTGTGGGCCCACCAACTTGAAAGCCACGTATTACGTGGCTTTCGCCTTTCCGGCCGGCTGAAACTGCATATTTCACAAGCCACGAAGTCCACAAAACGTCCACATCAGTACAGCTATTGCAGCAAACGGTGGGTGTATTTTCGGGATATCCACCCTTCCAGTCCTTCCTCCCCGATGACCGAGACGTGCAGCCAGTCACGGTTTGAACCATCCAAAACTTCCAGCAGCGCTCTATCTTCGAGTGTCACCTGTACCTCAGCAGCCTTCATGGACGGGTCAACTCTAAGTCGAACACCTGTGCCTTTAACCGTCCTGTAATTGCGCAGGATTTCTAGTGGAGCATCGCGCTCACACATGAAGTTCCTGACCGCCTTCCCCACCTGTGAAGCGCTAAGCGCCGACGACAACTTCGGCTGAAAGAAACAGAGTTCTTCCCGCACGCCATTTTGTGTTGCAAGCCAGATGACCAGCATCTGAATAAGCTGCATCACTGACCATAGGCGAGCCTTCTGGGTGGCAGACAACGAGTCCACGGCTTTGCCGTTTTCCAGGTGCTCTACAACCTGGCGCTCAAGCTCTAACTGCTCACCAGTGACCACCCGCGCTTCGCAGGTGGCCGCAACCACTACAGAGGCATCGCCAGCCCCTGCCACGATTTTCTCAAGGTCAGGCCCACGCCCTGACATTAGATACTCGGCAAGCGGCGAGCCTGCAAACCGCTCCATTGCGGCAGACAACTCCGCCACGGATCTGACTACCTGGTGGAATTGTGGCGAAGCCGCAAACCCCTCAATGGCCTTTAGCCCAGACTGCATCTCAGGAGTCTGAAGAAATTTGATGACGCCGCTGGCAAACCGCTGCTGGAAAGCGAACACTTGCTTCATCGCAGGGGATGCCAAGAACCCAGAGATGGCCTCAAGGGCTTGCGGTGTGATCAGCTGCTTCACAAACTCGCGCTGCAACTCGCCGTTTTCAAACGTGGCCTTGCGTTGTTCCAATACGGTCAGACTCATATCAGTTCCCTTCACCATCTACCCCTCCTTTGCGACTTGCCAGCGGATTGAGATTCACCACATCAGCCAAGTGCCCCGGGCTGAAATGGGCGTACTTCTGCGTCATAGCCAAGGTGGTGTGCCCCAGTACGCGCTGTAGGGTCAAGATGTCGCCGCCGTTCATCATGTAGTGGCTAGCGAAGGTATGACGCAGGACGTGGGTCATCTGGCCGTCTGGAAGATCCAGCCCGATCTGTTCCACCACTTTGCGAAAGAAGTTGTAGCCAGGCCGAAATGGTAGGGCCGCCTGCAGTGCTTCCTGCAGATCCTTTGTGATCGGCACGGATCTGTTTTTGCTGCTCTTCGTCTTGCTGTAGTGGATCAACCCACTGCGCACCTGGCGCGACTGCAGCGCTTCTGCTTCGCCCCACCGGGCACCAGTGGCCAGGCACACCTGTGCAATCAGCCCAGCATCGGATTCAGTGGCAGCCAGGGCCGTCAGCAGCGTATCTATTTGATCGCCCGACAGGTAGGCCATTTCGGCTTCGTCGAACTTCAAAGCCCGCACCTTCTCCAGCGGGTTTCCCCCCGACCATTCGCCCAAGCGTTCCAGCTCATTGAACACCGCACGCAGATAGGCCAGTTCGTGGTTCAGCATGTTGGCGCTGATCGGCTTCGGCTTCTCGTCCGCTTTGCTGAACCCGCGCCCGGGCTTCGCCCTAGTGTGCTTACCCTCGGCTCGCTCCGCGCGGTAGGTTGCAAAGTGGTTTGCAGTGAACTTGAACACCTTCGGGTCGCCCATGCGCTTGGCCATGGCCAGCAGCAGGGCCTGACGTTGCTCGCCCGTTTTGAGATTCTGCCCGTGCAGGGTGTACCAGCGTTCGATCAGCTCAGACAGCCGGCGCTCGTCCAGCTTGGGTTTCTTCTCGAATTCACCTTTTGCACCATCCCCCATGGTACGGTTGAGGAACAACTGGGCTTCGTTTTTGGTGCGGAACTTTCGACGGATCCGTGGCCCGCTTCGACCTTCGGGCCTACAGTCGACCAGCCACCGGCCGTCTGCCTGCTTTTCGATGGACACGGAACTATACCGGGCTGATTTGCCCGGCCTCCAGGATCGTTTGACCGGTCATCAGCCACATCGTGTATTGGGTGAATCGAGGATGCTCAGTGATCTTGAGCAACTCATTTGAGCTCACCGATTCCCGCCGGCCGTACTCGTACCCTTTCCATGTTTCGAGCTTTATGCCGGTTTGTTCACAGATGTCTGCCTGCGTCAGTCGTTGATGCATGCGGATCAACTTCAGCTTTTCGCCAACTGTCATTGACCGATCACCGGACTGATTTGCCCAACCTCAGGTGCAGTTTCATCAGTGACCAACCACAGTGCGTACTTCTTGAAACGCGGATGCATGGTGATTTTGAGCAGCTCAACCGAGCTGACGGACTTACTACGGCCGTATTCGTAACCCTTCCAAGTGTCCATTTTGACGCCTGTGATCTCGCATATCTCCGTCTGAGTCAGACGCTCCGTCAGACGCACTTCCTTGAGCTTGCTTCCTAAATCCATTACGGCCCCTTGATTTTGTGTATGTACATACATATTCTGTGTATGCAGGCACACATCTGCTGCATATATACCCACGGAGCTTATCAAATGCAGATCACTATCGACACGCCATACACCACAGTTCGGGAGCTTTCGCGGCGCTCTGGACAATCAGAGCGAGCCATTCGCAATGAAATTGAGCGCGGGCGAATCCTCATTCGTGAAAAGAGCGAAGGGTCTAAAGAAGCGGTACTAGTGAACATGCTTGCGTTGGCCATCGAGGCTGCGGAACAAGCAGTACGTGTGTCCGCCAAACCGACTGCCTCCAAGCGCTAAGGGGCGGTGATGAACGCAAGAACACGCATCACTCAGGACCAGTTCGACGAGATTTATCGCCGCGACGTGATCGAGGCCCTGGAGGGCGACAGGGAATTGGCCTTTAAGGACATCGGCGACAAGTACCTGCAGAAGGGCACCTGCCCGAATTGCGGCAAGGAAAAGCTGTTCATCAGCCGTGACAAGCCCTATCAGTTGAAGTGCAACCGCGATAACGAATGCCAGTTCGAACAGAAAACCCGGGAGCGTTACAGCTACCTGTTCGAAAACCTGAGCGAGCGTTTCCCGGCGACGGAAACCAACCCTAACGCCACGGCCGACGCCTACCTGCAGCGCAACCGCGGTTTCGATATCGGCAAGCTGGCTGGCTGGTACTCACAAGCTCGACGCAAAATGAAGTCAGGCGAGTGGGCCGACACCGTACGTTTTCCGCTGTGCAACGGCTACTGGGAACGGATCATCGACGAACGCATGGTTGCCGCCAACAAAGGCGATAAAGCCGGCATTAAGTTCGAGATGAGCTACCAGAACAATGGTTGGACGCCACCAGGTCAGACCATCGAGAAGAGCGATCGGGTTTACGTCGTGGAAGGGATATTCCACGCCATCGCGCTTCATCTGGCTGGGTACAAGGCTATTGCGTCAATCAGTTGCGTGAACTTTCCTTGGGAGATCGTCGAGGCCCACAAAGGCAAACTGGTGACTTGGGTCATCGGCCTTGATGACGACAAAGCCGGCCATAAATACATCCCCAAGTACCTCAAAATGCTGCGAGGCATGAGCGAGATCGGTTGGGTGGCGCTCGCTGGTGAACGCGATTGGGACGACGTCCACCGGGATGGTGAACTGAACGACAAGTTTATGGAGGATGCTTGTTATCGGGGCCAACTGTTCAGCGCTGAAAACACCAACAAACTCGCTTACTTGCTGTACCTGCGGCGCCCGGCCGGTTTCTATCTGCTGGAGTTTCGACACCAGCTCTACTCGGCCCGCGTCAACCAGGGCGAACTGAGCAAGGATCTGGGCGAGGACAAGATCGAGGGCAACCGCGAAATCTTTTCCCGCAATGTGAAAATCGCGCAGATCTCGAACTGCGTTCCCAGCTTGGACTACCTGGAAAAGGACATCATCACCGGCGAGCAACGCTATTACTTCGACTTTCAGTTTCCCGATCGGACCCGCAGCGTCCAGGCCCCGCTGCCGTCGAGCGCCATCGCAGAACCTCGCGGATTTGTCCGGGCAATGCTCGACTTCACACCAGGTGGAAACTTTGAGGGCGGCGCCCGTGAGCTGGCCATGCTCAAAGCCAAATGGCTGAACGATGAAAAACGCCCGGTACGTACCGTGCGCAGCCTCCCATTTATCGGCTATGACGAGGATTCCGGCACCTACTGCTATCCCCAGTTCGGATTTCACGGGGGCAGAGAACTGCAGGTCAATAGCCACGGTTTCATCGAGGTCAAAGGTGCAGGCGTGAAAACAGCCTTGGTGAACACCAGGTTCGAACGCGGAGCCGAATTTGATCCTGAGTGGTTCCCAGACTTCTTGGCGGTCCATAGCTTAAATGGCCTGGCCGCGTTGTCCTGGTGGACAGCCTCTCTGTTCGTTCAGCAGATCGGCACCCAACAAGCATCATTTCCGTTTTTGGAGCTGACCGGCGAGCCAGGTGCAGGCAAGTCCACATTGCTGCGTTTCCTGTGGCGCTTGATCGGCCGCGACAACATGGAGGGCATCAAGCCCAGCGGAACGGGTGCCAGTGCCGTGGGTCTGTCCCGCGCCTTTTCCGAGGTCAGCAACTTGCCTGTTGTGCTGATCGAATCCGACCGGACTTACAACGACGCTCAAGGCCGGACCGTCACGGTGCAATTCGCGTGGGACGAAGTTAAGCCAATGTTCGACTATCACGCCCCGTTGCGGGTTACCGGTGCGAAGACCAGCGGCAACGAAACACGCATCAGTATCTGGCGCGGCGCTTTGGCCATCTCTCAGAACGAGAGTGTGGACGGCTCCGAAGCAATCCTTTCGCGCATCGTGCACATGCACTGCACCAAGGACCACCACTCGCTGGCACTCAAGCCAATGGCTGACCGGCTTAAAACGATGAAAGCCAAAGAGCTGGGCGGCTTTCTGCGCCGTGTCTTGTCGTTTGAAAAGCAGTGGCTTGAACGTTATTTCGAGGCATTCCCCCGCTACGAGCAACGCCTACAGTCGATCAGCGCCCTAACCGAGGCGCGGATCGTCCTGTGCCATGCGCAAGTTCTGGCTGCCGCCTATGCGACTCAGGCGCTGTTCCCCAGCTGGACCGACAGAGACACCGAAAGTCTCGCCAGTCACTTGGAGGCGCGTGCGATCGCCAGGCAACAGCGTTGCCGATCGGAACACCCAACTGCTGCCCAGTTCTGGCAGATCTACCACTACCTAAACGAAGACGTGGTGACGATCACCGACGCAGACGGAACCCGAGAAGAGATCCGCGAAACCCTGAACCACAGCAACGACCGGCAGGTGATTGCCGTCAACATCCAGCACTTCCAGCAGGCATGTCGCCAAGCGGGCCAAGAGGTCATTTCCGAAGCCATGCTTCGGCGCGCCTTACCTCAAAGCGCTACGCATCCCTTCATCGAGATCCGCAAAGTTCGGTCGCACCTGGAGAAGCGTTCTATCTGGTGCTGGCTGTTCAGTAAGCGGGGGAATGCCTGATGAAACGTATGACAAGCAGTGTGTGGGGGGCACTGGACGGCGTAGAGGGCATGGCTTGCGCAAAAGCAGAATCGGTCCGGAACATCCGGAACATTCAATTTTATAAGAAATATATTCAATTAATTCAGTTAGTTACATACATAAATCTGTTCCGGAGCCACTGGAACAAACCGGAATGCACCGGAACAAATTTGTTCCGGCATGTTCCGGCAATGTTCCGGCCAGCACTTTTACTGGAACAGGGCTGCAGCCCTTACGCCACAAGGGCTACAGCGATTCTGCAAAAAACCGTGTTCCGGAATGTTCCGGTAGTACCGGAACATTTTTACAGAGCTACAGGCCGCGTAAATCAAGGGCTCCAGCAGATCGCTGTTGAAATGTTCCGGATGTTCCGGACCTTCGACAGCCCTGCGCACGCTTTTCACTTCTGACTCGGCTCAACCCCCAGAAACAAGCCATCAAGGCTCGATAAAAAAGGAGCAAGACCATGCGACTACAAGTCATCACCGGCCATATGCGCACCGGAAAAAACACCAAGCTGCAGGCAATTCAAACCGAGCTGGCCAGTCAAGGTATCGACGCCCCAATCATCGTCGGTGCGAGCTGCACCACTCCGTTCTTTCTGAACCAGATCACCAGCCGCGCCATGGCCGGGGCCAAGCACTTTCTGGCCGACGACTGCACCAGGGCTCAGATCAAAGCGGTGCACGATTTGCGCGCACGCGGCATCAATTCCGGGTTGCCGGAATACCTGGTGATCCACCTGGTGCAGCAAGCGTAAAGGGGACGGGCCATGAATATTCGTTACAGCGCCAATACGTTGCTGGGTCAACTTCCGTTGCCTAGCACCTACGTGGACATGTGCACTGCCGAAGACTTGGCCGAATTGGCTGCCGCCGCTCACTGGCGGGATCACCCAGAGGAAACACCAACGTTCGTCACCGTCATTCACCTGCAGGAGGTGGACGGTCACGACTTGGGATTGTTTGAAGTGCGCTGTGAGCAGCGCCCGGTATTCACGGCAAGCCAGTTGCGGCAAGCCTGATAGAGACGGTGTCGAGGAGTTCGCAGCTCCCCGACACCAACCACCACAAGAGGAGCAACACCATGCAAGCACAGCACCCAAGCAGCAGCAATTGCAAGGCTATCACACCGGCAGAGCAAGGCAGCAGCACCTTTAAGCCGCCACGCCCATTGTTGGCCACCGCCGTAATCGGCGCCGCGCTCATCGGCTACCTGGTCCACAAAACACCGGACGCCCGCCTTCGACTCCAAAGCCTTGCCGACATGGCCCAGACCTTGGGCGATCTGTCAGAGCGTGACGCCGCAGTGGTCGCACGGCTACTCGCAAAACCCGTTGTCGTAGGAGATTTCGCATGAGCGATTCGACAGCAACGGAAAACGCTATCAAGCGCTACATCGTCAAAGACACCTGGAAGGACTTTGAGGTGACCCTCGAAGTGGATCACAGCATCCTGACCGAAGAACGCGCCACGATGATCAATGAGTTTTGGATGGATCACGACGACCGCCTGGACCAAGAAAATGGCAATGTCGTGAGAGCCGTGATTCGGCTCGCCGGCACTTCACTCATCAACACGTTTCTGGATGGCGGTGCCAGCTTCTCCGACACGTCGACCGGGGACTACGTCAGCTCGAGCTTTCACGATGAGGAAGGATGGGGAGGCACGATTGCAGGCAGTGCATACGGCTGGTGTGGCATACGAGTCATCGCAGCTGATGTTGAGCAGCCCAGTTTTGATGACGTTGCTTTGGTAGAGGTGGCCCAGTGAGCGATTCACGTGAGCATGACAAATTTGTGGTGCGCCTGCCGGAGGGCCTACGCCCTGAGATCGCGGCCGTCGCCCGACTCAATCACCGCAGCATGAACGGGGAAATCATCAACCGCCTGCAGCGAACCCTCATCTTGGAACAACTCCAGGAAAGGCAAAGCGAACTCATCGCCCAGTTGCTCAAACGCATTGATACATTGGAATCAAAGGAGGCGTACCCATGCTGATCGACGGACAGTTCATCGCCATCAGTGAGGCACAGTACGACCACGCCCGCAAACAGCTGGAGCTGCCTTCCGACTTTCACCTGGTCGAAGCCACTGCCCTCCTCCACCACGACACAGGGAATGGCATTGCACACATTCCATTGCCGGCAGGATTTGTTGTCGCAGCCTTCGAAGACCGTCAAGGTCACCGCCGTTACGGAGTTGTCATGCTCACGCCTCAACCGCAATAATCCGACACACTTTAGCGGCTAAAATCCGCACAGTGTTTCAGCTTCACCAGGGCGCTTCGGCGCCCTTTTTTACGGTTGAATTTTATACTCCACAACCGCATTACAAGCTTGATAGTCAATCATCCACAGCGCATGAAATTGGTAGTTCATGCATCGATATATCGAACGAAAAAAGTTCAGCCTCAGTGTTTCTTCCAATCAACGGCAGCCCCGAAAACACACCACACAAACGCCATTGCGTTTAAACGCATTTATGTCAATGCGTTTTAACGCCTTACATACTTATGTAAGTACGCATGCACGAAACTATAGTTTCATGCAGATCGTTAATTCGTTACTTTTACATTTGGTAATTTGTCCGGTGTGTCGTGACTACGTACGATGATATTGCACCATACCATTCCAAAAAAGTCGGCACCAAACCCAATCAGCGCTGGCTTCCCAGGCAAAGTCGAACGATGTAGGTTGGTTTTATTGGCAACTTGCAAATTAAGTCAACACTAGTCAACACAACCAAAAAATATTATTTGACAATCTAATTTTCAAATACGTAAAGTGCGCCGCATCTGACCCGCCCTGCATGGAGCCATAAAAATGGACGAGCGTACTATTACATCCACCCGAGATATCATAGAAGAGGTAGCAAAAGTTATAATTTCGCTAAGTGTTGCGGTGGGCGCAAAGCCTTTAGATGAAGAGGAAAGCGGCGGAGTTGTAGCGACCATGATGTGGAGTCATGGTCGGTTGCTGGAATGTTCCAGAGATTTAGGGATGGTATTCAATCAAGCGGGCAAAGAACTTAGTTGATCAAATAGCTGCCGCTGTTTGGAAACAGGGAGCTCACGTAGTCGGTCGAAAATCAACTGGTCGACCGACGCCGACGATGGACGCAAAGGGTGTGAGTAGCTGAGGCTCATCACAAACGAATGGCCGCAACGCGGATCGAGGCACTGGCAATACAATTTGGCGTACTCAACCGACATGTTCTCACGTGATTCGATCCGAGCTTTACCGCCACAATCCCTACAAATTATCCGCATTGCATCCTTCCCCAAGGTGTACGTATGCACATTATTGTGCCACATTTGTTGTGGCACATTCTCTAAAACCGCCCCGCATCAAGTAGTTGCACTAGAGTCCGGCGCCTCTCTCCAGGCAATCCGTCGATCCTCCCGCAACGTATCGTTCATCTGATTGAATAGCTGACAAATCGGTCTGATCTCGTTGCTGGTGTACACGCGATCGATCTTCTCGATATCACCAAACCCCCCGCTGTTTTCCGGGATGATCCCCGCCAGTGCAGGGTTCATCCGCCATGCCGCGATTACATCGTTGCGCGTGATGTTCTTCACTTTTTCCAACTCGTCCTTGGCCTGGAAGTCCCCCACTGGGATGATCTGAATCGCGTTTTCCTTACCGTTGGGGATGTTGACGAACATCGAGCGGAAGTTACCCACACCCTTGCTGGCGCTGATTTGGGCTCGCAAGTTGTCTTCGTCTTCCTCGGTCAGGTCCGGGTCGTTGGTGTAGAAGATGTAGCCCGCGTGCGCGCCGTTGCTGTAGTAGCGCCGGCGGAACAGAGTCGCGGCTTCGTTGAGCAACAGCGCCTGCAGACCGCCCAAGTAGTCGGGCACGCCGTAGATGTTCTGTTCCACGTCGTAGTCCAGGACGTGTTCGATTTCATCCTGGTGAAAGTCCATGTACTTGCTGTCTGGCAGCAGCATCCTGAAACCGCCGTCGACCTTTACCCGCATGTTGATCGCCGGTAGGTGCTGCATCTCCAGCACTTCGCCAAAGGCGTTGGTATCACGATAGAAATACGCCTCCCCGAACACCATGTAATCCAGGCTCGCCCGTCCCATGG